ATTCTGAAACTCTTAATGGGAATATGTTTCAGTCTTATACCCTTTCCCAGCTCCGCGATCAACGCGAGCTTCGCTATAGTCGGGTTCTTGGTAAACAATATCTTGCTGCCATTAAAGCAAAAGCTTTCGAGGAATCGGAGGCAAAAGCTACAAGTCTTAAGACAAGATTTGACACGACTCACAGAAGAGTTCATTCAGGAAAAGCAAAAGCGGTTGTTTCACAATCGACTTTTACTAATTTCTTTCATCATCTTGCTCCTGCTACTCTCGGTAACTCTAGTACTTTTCCTGCATCATCTGCAGGAGAGGAGACTCAGTTGCCTTTAGATCAATTCTTTATGAGACCTGTTCAAATTGGAGAATTTGTAGTTGAAGAGAAAGTTGTTGATAAAATCAATCCCTTTTTAGAATGGTCACTCGCTCCAGCGGTGAGGTCTAAGCTTAGAAACTATGCTTTCCTTCGTGGTAATTTGGAGGTCACCTTTGTTGTGACTTCCTCTGCTTACCATTATGGAACCATAGTTCTAAGCCATCAACCCTATCCGTTGCAGAATCCAGTTTTGCTTCACATTCAAGATAATGGTGCTATTGCTGGAGAGTTGAATACAGCCTTGATATCTTATATCTCTCAGTCTCCAGAAGTAGCTTATATTAAGCTAGGACAGGATACTGAGATATCTTTAAAGATACCTATGCTGTTACCAAAAACCACAGCTCGCTTAGATGTCAGACCCGCACGTATCGTTGTAGACGATCTGCCGTATACTGACTTCGATGGGTTGTCGGAAATTTTCATAGCACCAATCAACTTCAAGGACTCTGCTCCAGTGCCAGACAATGTCATTATTCAGGTTTTCGCCAGAATGATGGATGTTGAACTTGGTCCTCTTACTGCTACCCCTTATGTGATTACATCACAATCATCATTCAAAGATTGCTACCTCGTGTCGCAGTCCACATTTGATGAAGTTCGAGAGAATGTCACGTCTAATGTTGTAGTCGGTATGGCAGCCAGTGCAGTTAAGCAAAGTGTTTCTGATGAGTATCAAAGCTCAGGTCCAGCCACACAAATTGCTTCTGCTGTTGCCAACATTTCTGCAAAGTTAGTTGGTGTTCCTTACATTGGGGTTGCTGCAAAAGCTACATCGATGGCTGCTGCTGTTGGTGCAAAGGTGCTCAATTTCTTTGGTTTCTCTCGTCCCGCACAGCTCGATCCCCCGCGATTCTATAAACAACTGTTGTTTAACAATGGTGCTGTTACAGATACTTCTGATACAGCCTTTAAACTTTCAGTTGACCCAAAGCAAGAACTGACAATTGAACCACTTGGAGGAGAACCGAAAATTGATCCACTTTCTATTGCTTTCTTATGTTCTCGTGAGGCTTATATCGGCACTCGAGTTTACGATGACACTAGTGTTCCGTTGATGACGAACATCGCTGTCATCCCGGTTCAACCTGGGCACACTACTGGAGCTAGAAGAACTAAAGCTATGACACCAATGGCAATGTGTGCTGAACCTTTTACGTATTGGCGAGGCACGATTACCTACCGGTTTGAGATTGTATGTTCAGTTTTTGCCAGAGGTAAGTTTCTCATCATTTATGAACCAAATTGCCACAGTGCCAAAGCTATTTTAAGTTCAAGGACGGAGCTCAATCAACAGTACATGGTTCTTGTTGATATCGCTGAAACGCGTGATGTAGAGATTGAAGTTGGTTTTGTCAATGACAGAATGTTTTGCAAGACTAGTGGAAACAATGAGAGTCCTATTTTTAGTTCTTTCCACCGCTTAGACCTGACTACCACCTCTGAAACTTTCGTTTCTGACATTATCCAGAATTGTGCACCACAAAATCGCATACCAGGCTTCCTGTATCTTCGTCCATACACAGATTTCGTAGATCCCAACAAAACTACATCATGTGAAATCAATGTGTATGTCAGATCAGATGATATTGAGTTTGCTGGTCCTCTTGACTTAAGGTCTCGATTTACTGATTACAACGTGTTTGATACGCGTAGTTCTCTTATAGATCTTGAATCTGCCGAAGTAGTCTCCCAATCTTTGATAGTAGACTCAGGAGATTTTGGTCAACAAGTAAAGGAAGGTCCAAATACACGTCAGAAGTGCGAAAAGTATCTTATTAATAAGGTCAAACCATCTAATGATAATGCATACTTGTATCACTTCGGTGAAAGAATCAGCTCATTCAGAACAATGTTGAAACGTGACCATGAAACCGC